AGGGAGGAAAACATGGTTAACAATAACAGAGTCTTTTGGGCCATTGAACAAGTGGCCATTAAAGATAACTCCGCTCCCCCTACTGGGGCAGTAGCGGCTCGTAACTCGCGAGAGTTCATTACGGGTTCGCTCGCATCTGGAGTTGATGAGGTTGGAGGTCTATGGGAAGTACCCCGTGGTCTTCAAAGTATCGGCATGAGCACAACTTTCAACCTGGAACAAGTCTTCCAGCTTGGTCAGGTTGAGCTTTATGAATATTCGGAACGTCAGCCTGACGTAGAGGTCACACTATCGAAAGCTATCGATGGTACGAAGCCTCTATTCTTCATGATTACTGACCCGACGCAAGCCAACGATATTGTTGCTCGTACGAACAACTATCGCGTTGATATTGCATTGGAAATCTACCCTGACTCGCAGTTCCGTGCTACTGGCAAGCCGCAGTCGATTGTGACTGCATCCGGTATGTACGTGTCTAACTTGTCGTACACCTACCCGATTGACGGCTTCGTTAGCGAAGACGTTACTCTTGTTGGTAACGATAAGATCTGGGGTGCCACGGTCGCTGTATCTGGTACTGCCGGAAACAACAACGGCAATGGTGGAGAACCAGTCCTTATCTGGCCTGACGATCAAGATGGCGGTAACCCTAATGCCCCCGAAGGTACTCCTTCTGGTGTGTTCGGTCACGACGGCAACACTTCTGCTCTTGAAGAAGGTGGTGCTCAGGAACTTGCAGCCGGTACAGATCGCTTCGGTGTTCTGATCGTTGGCTCTGGTATCCAGCGTCGTGAAGAGATTGACATCCGTCGTTCGGTTCTGCCGAGTGATATTCCTGGTATCATTAGTCCAGTTTCGTCTGGTATCGATGGTGCTTATGTGAATGGTGGTCAAGGTGCCCAAGGGCCTGGAACGCTACTAAACACTGATCAACTCGTGGTCGATGCTAACACTGATTACATCGCTGAACACGTTCAGACAATTACGGTATCGTTCTCGATTGCCCGTGATGACATTTTCGAGCTTGGTTCGAAACGTCCGTTCGTCAAAGTGCCCGCATTCCCTCTAGAGGCTACGGCTTCCATTGAGGTGATCACGGCTCAAGGTGACTTGGTAGACGCTAGATCTGATATCGACTGTGGTCCTGATAACACGTCTGAGTCTAACACGATTATTCTTCGTACGTGTGACGGTCTCCAGGTTGACCTGGGTGACTCGAACCGTCTGACGAGTGTTGAGCTTGGTGGTGGTGATGCCGGTGGTGATAACATGACCGTGACATACAACTACAGTTCTTTCAACACGTTCAACGTGTCTCACGACTTCTTCCAGCCGAACCACCGTGTGTTGGTTTTCGAAACTGGTAACAGTCGTTTCAACGTGGGTGCTCCGAGCTTCCTGCGTTCTGATTTGGGTATCTAAAAAGATACTCTCTAGGTGGTGGGGTGCCGGGGGGTCACCTCACCACTACTCTCTACTCCCTGGGTGCAAGGTACAATCAGATAATTGATCAAAGGGGCACCCGTGTATTCACGCACAGGTGTCCCTATTATTATGTCTATTCAAGAAAACATCAACAGATTACTGTGGGACAGGAGACTGATAGTGCTTCCAAAAGACATGGAGGCACCCGAGGGACTGGACTACGTTGTCCTGAAAGACCTCACGCTAGATGATCGCAACCACTATCTATTCATTCGTGATCTAGAGGAGCACAAGGCCCGCATGGAAGGCGTTCCTACAGAGGGCGAGATCATGCAGAAGGCCCGTGAGTCTGGTTACTGGACCGCAGACGACGAGGACGTAGACGAGCGTGCAGACGAACACATCGCGTTCCTAGAAGCAGAATTTAAAGCACGAGCAAAGTTCAAGTCGCGACAGAACATTATCAAGCTTCAAATCAAAGACTCTAAGGCGAAGCAGGACTACGTTAATCAAAAGCGTAACAACCTTAAGCAGCAGACTTGCGAATACCTCGCACACGAGATCGCATCCTTTATGCTTCTGAGACGGGTGGCCTTGCGACCAGACGGCACGCCCCTCATGCCTGACGACTCTACATATCTCGATTTAAAGGAAAACTATCTTCTCCTGGTTTTCTATCTCATTTATGAGATGATGGGAGAAGGTGCGTTAGAGACAGTAGAGATTCGTGAGATTGCAAGATCAACCGAATGGCGATTGACCTGGGGACTGGCTAGAGAGAACCTGCCCAGTATTTTTGGTCGTACTGTTGGTGACCTTAACATTAATCACAAGATGCTCATCTATTGGAGTCGTGTTTACGACTCTGCTTTCGAGTCTGCTGAGCCGCCCGACGCGGATGTCATTGATGATGATGATCTTTTCGATGACTGGTTAGCTACTCGTGATCTTGAGCGTAACGATAGCCACCACAACAAAAGAACGTCCGCTGATCACCACAATGAGCAAGGTCATGTGTTAGATGGTGAGTATATCGAAAAATGTGTTTGTGGTTCAAAGAAGAGAAACATCGGCAAGGGACTAGGCGAGAAGACGCCGCACGCTGAACACTGCTCATATGGCATATGGCGAAGTTTTTCTAAGGAAGAAAAAGAAGAACGTGCTCGTCGTGTATACGGTCGTAACTCTACGACCGTTCGTAAGATTCTTGACTCCGAACAAGATCGAGTATTGCAAAAGGGAGAGATTGAAGAACAAGATCTCCGTGGCAAGAAGACGCGATCCATGTTGGGTATGTCAACTAACGTAACCTCAGTAAAAAGATGAAAACTAACCCCTCAAGAGAGCAATTAAGCAAGAGTTTAGATCGTAGGATTAAACACCTCATGATCAGGACTCTGGAGAAATTTGAAGACACGTTTCCGGATCTGGATGAAACCAGAGAAGGAAGGATTTTCAAAGGAGATATCCGTAACGCATTCAATGACGTGATGCGAGCACAGCGAGACGAGCTACGCGATTATGACGTAGACTATCGTCCGTTAAAAGTGAATGATGACAACACGTTGGCCATGACGCAGACGTTCATGAAGGCCGTACAGAGAGTCACATTAGGGTTTACAGAAACGAACGAAGTCCCCTATGTAGAGATCCATGCGTCTACTGACAAAGGCAATATTTTGGAAGCATTGAGAGCCGAAATGGGGACTGGGGTTGTTTCTGAGTCCCTTGATGGTTTAATGTTGCAAATTGTTGGTGTTCAAAGCTGCGTAGAATGTGTATTACATATATTGGATAGGTACCGTTTACACGGGACCGTGGAGCCTAAGTACGCCGAGTGGCGGGATCAGGTCGTTAAAATTTATAGGAGCTAGGTGATGGTAGAACGTACTTTTAAAGCCGTAGATCGCAATGGTAATGTTTGCGATTTCGAGCTAAAGCCCACAACGGTAGGCATCGAGAACGAAGGCGAGCGTCAGTATCGTATTGCGTACAGTAAATCTCTTGCGGAGGGTGTATTCCCACGCGAGAAGCTTCGTGAGATCATGCGTGAGTTTGGTATGTGGACCGAGCACGACGAAAGCGAACTTAAGAAAACAGTTGGCAAAATTGCACTCCTTCAGATCGAACTGAAGAACGCGGAGTCTGAGGGCGACACAGACGCCTGTGGTGACATCGCTAAGAAAATTGGTCTTGAACGTAGACGTATGTGGGAGCTGTTCCTGGTTCAGCAGACGGTTTACATGAACTCGGCAGAAGGTGTTGCCGAAATGATTAAGACTGAAACGGTTATGGCTGCTTGCACAGTGTTAGTTTCTACTGGTAAACGCTACTGGTCTGATTATGCTGAGTACGTACGAGAGCGTGATATGAATACCAAATCTACTGTGTATTCTCAAGTAGTAGGATTACAAGCTGGACTACTTGACGAAGCTCGTCTTGGTCTCTTGAACGAGTACCCTGAGGCCACATATCTCAAGACTCAAGAAGAAGCGATGCTAGATCGTGAAATTGAGGAAGAGGTTTTGAAGACCCTGCATACTCGTGCAGATAAGGCTATCGCAGCAGACAAGAAGAAAACTAGCAAGAAGAAGGTTAGTAAAAAGAAGAAGGTAAGTCGTGGCAAGAAACTGGAAACTAAAACTGATTCGACCAAGTGAATCCGTTAAGATAGCGGTTAACAAAGGTTGGGCCGATGCCCTTAAAGACCTGGAAACCTGGATGCAGAGCGATCTGGTTCGGGCTATGGTCTATGGTGGTCTCGGCATCCAGGGTATTGCCCAAACGCCATTTTACAAGTTTGTCTCAAGTCAAGATGGTCTTAGTCAATTAGGTATTGAAAAGACAGAGCCGCCGAAGTTGTTACGAGCTTATCTAAGTACCATCAAGATTATCCGTAAGAACAATCAAGTCAACATAAAGTTTGGTGACATGGCACTGTTGAAACTAGCTACGCCTCATCCCGCATCTGGCACAGGTCATCTACAAATTGAGTCTTGGCTAGAATGGGTGTTTGATAAGAAAAAAGTTGCTAGCGGTTTTGTGCCTCGTAACAGAATGCCTGTTGCAATCCAAAAGAGAATTAGAGTTCAAAGTGCTCCCGGCGGTTTGATGTTATCAAAAGGTACTTTTGGTAGCACTGGCTTATGGAGGTTTCCAACTCAGTTGGCAGATTTTGAGGTAAAGTGGTTACGTGAAAACGTTTCTACGATTGAGAAATTAGTTCAAGAGCGAGCTATTGTTTCACTAACCAAGAGTTTTAAGTAATGGCAAAAGTACAATTAGATGCTATACTAAAGCTGGTTGACGTTCAGATCAATCCACAGGTATTCCGTAAAATCAGTCAGGCTGTTGCGGGACTGCCCCCTTCGTTACAAAAAACAGATACTCATCTTAAGAGTGCAAACAAGAGTGCCCAGGGTCTCAATAGAAGTCTCAATAAAACTAAGCAGCAATTAAACGGAAACGAACGTGCCTCCAGATTGTTCTTGCAGCGTATGGCACAGTTTGCTATTCTGTTGCCCACGTTCGCCACATTGAACCGTGCCCTACAGGGTAGCGTCAAGTTCTTGTTTGAGTTCGATAGTGCGTTACGAGACATTGTGCGTATTGACGTTGGTGGTCTAAAAGACCGCATGGAAGAGATTGGAGATGCCGCTCTCAAAACTGCTGTTGATTTTGGAGTCACGGGAACTGAAGTTCTAGGTGTAACCCGTGTTTTCAAGCAAGCTGGTGATTCGATTGAAGACTCACAAGCTCGTGCTCGTACTGCTATTTTGGCAACGCAAATTTCAACGTTGTCTTCTGCTCAGGCTACCGAAGTTTTCATTGCGTCTGCTCGTCAGTTTGGTAAGGTTGGAAAAGACTCTGCTGCTGTTCTTGATAAGCTAGCCAAAGTTGAAGACATTGCTGCGGTTAACGCTGGTGATGTCGCTGATGCGTTCCGTACTGGTGGTAACGCTCTTGCTGAATTTACTGGTAGCATCGATGATTCTATCGGACTGATTGCGGCCCTTAGAGATCAGACACGTAAGTCTGGTCGTGAAATTGGTACGTTCTTCAAGACGCTGCAAACGCGAGTGTTTGCTGTGGGTGATGCCCGTAGTGCTGTTGAGGGACTAGGAGTTTCGGTTGAGAACCTTGACGGTAGCTTGCGTCCCACGATGGCTGTTCTTAATGATCTTAAGACAGCATTCGATGGTCTTACTCAAGCTCAACGAACAAATGCAGCTAAGTCGATTGCTGGTATTCGTCAGTTCGAGGGCTTGATCGCTACGTTGAACTCTCTTGAGAAGGCAAACGAGTTCGCAGCAGAGTCGGCTCAGGCCGCTGGTACTGCCGAAGAGAAGCGTGCCATTACTGATGCAAAGCTAGAGCGTCAACTTGGTAAGTTGGTAGCTCAAGGACAAATGCTTGCCGAGGCCATGGGGGATGCTGGTCTAGAAGACGCTCTATCTAATGTGCTGAGTATTGCTACAGGCATCTTGAAGGTCTTCACTTCGATGGTTGGTGTTACTGGTGACATTGGAGGCAATATTACTCCGTTGCTGGCACTGGGGGGTGTGGCTCTTGGTCGTGGCGTATTTGGTCTTGGTGGCAAAGGTGGTGCTGGCGTCGGCAAGGGTGGTCCCGCCAAGATGGGTGCTCCCACTTCTGGCATGATTGGTCCACAGCCTCTTAGTGAATCGCAAAAGCAAATAGTTGGATTTGGTACACAGGTTGGTCGTGCGAAAAACGCTGTTATCGCTCAAGGTCTCGCTATCAAAGCTTCTGTTACTAAGAGAATGGCCTTAAGCAGAGGCGAAGAAGCGGCTTTCAAAACTTCTCAAAGAGCCTTCTTGGACCATACTCGTGCTGTCAGAAGCAATATGAGTGCTATTAAAACGTCTAGCGTTGCTAAAACTAAGCAGGGCGGTGGACTTGGAGGAGCACTTGATAGCGGTTTAGGAACAGCACTATTGTCCTTGATTGGCACTCAGTTACCTGCTTTGTTTGGTGGCATGTCTGAGGGGTTACGTGAGTCAAATAACAACCTTGCTGGATTTAGTGCAGATTTACTAGATGCCAGTAGTAGTGGTCTATCAATGGGTGCTCAGTTCCTTATTCTTGGAAAGAAAGCTGGTGCAGCAGGTTTGATGATTGGTTCACTTACTGCCGCTTATGCAAAACTGAAACCTCTGATTGAGGACGAATTTAACGCAAGAGACGAACTGAGTAAACAGGCCGCAGGTCAAGCGGCAGAGACAGGACTAAGAGCCAAGTTTAGTGGCGATACAGACGCATCTAAAAAAGCAGCAGAACAAGTAGTAGAATCATTTGCCGTGGCATTTGGTGCTATTGACGATATGGGTAAAGCCCAAGCGAGTGCGTTCACCGACCTTGCTGGTAAGCTTAATGTTGACGAAGCGGTTCTTAAGGACACACTACTAACAAAATCAGCAAATGCAGTTGAGCAAGTAGAGCTTTCTCTAGGAGGCGTTGCGGGTGCCGCGAAAGACGCAGCGACAGACATTGGTAACATTGGTAACCCACTTCTGATTGCTTCTGACCTTTTTGGTAAATTGGGCATCTCAAGGATGCGAGATAACAATCAAATTATAGCAATGCAAGCCAATCAGGATGCTGCTATTAGAGATGTTATTAGAAATAGTGCAGACTACATTTTACAACTTGCAGACGAGGGCGACGTAAGAGAAGAGGCGACCGATCTAATCGAACAAAGTAACGCAGGAGCCCTAAATGCGGCTCAGGCGTTTAGTAAACTTACAGCCGTTCTGGCTGCTTCTGGTCGTGCCGTCAACGAGGCCACTGGCAAATTTGAAGCAGTAGCAATCTCCTTTTCAGAAATTGTTAAACTCAATCAAACCAAAGCGTTAGCTGACGAGATTCGTACGCTTGGACTAGAGATGGAACTAGCTAAGCTTGGTCCCGATGCAATGGCAGATTCGCTAGTGCGTCTTCAGCAAGAGTTTCTACTGACTGAACGTGAGGCTTCTAACAACATCACCAGACTCAATCAGGAGTTTGGAGTACTGCTTGGAGAACTTCCAGGGTTTGCTCAGAAATCCAGTATGGAAGTGTTCAAGGCAATCAATGATGGCATCAGTGTTGACCCAAGTAAGGTTAAAGAACTTGAAGACATGATTTTTAATCGTGGCGACAAGGACACAGGCGAAGGCTTCTCTAAGTTGTCAAGCGAACAAAACACAGCCGTCAAGGCTATGCTAAAGAACCTAAGAAGTAGACTACAAGAAGAACAGAAAATTCTTGAAGCGGATAACGCCGTAAAGGGCGAAATCAGTTCCAGGTCTCGCGACATGCTTCAGTCGGAGACCCAGGCCGCACAGAACGCATTCGAGTCCACTCGCAGATTTACTGCCGAGCTACAAAAGTTCGGTGATGTCGTGAATACCGATGTTCTTTCTGGTTTTCAAGATATTGGTTTAGGCGATATTGACGAAGTGCTTGGTGGTACTTCTGGTCTTGGAGAAGGTATGCAGCAGTTAATTCTGAGTGCTTTTGCTGATCCTATCGCTAAGGCTGAACTTGCACTTAAAGCTGCTACCGAAGGTACACAAGCTGAACTAGATATTCTAGCTAGCCGTCTTGATAATGTCAATCAAAAACTATCTGATCAAGCCAACCATTCTGAGTTTGCTGCCCTAACTGCTTCCAAACTTGCTCTTGAGTTAGAGATGGAGAATGCAGTTCAAAACGGTGCGGTTGAATCTACAAAGCTAAAAATCAAGGTACTTGAAGCTGAGCGTGAAGCAGAAGAAGATGCTGCTGAGGCTGCTGCTAAACGAGCCGAACTACTAGAGAAGCTCGCAGATGCGTCTCGTTCGTTCGATAAAGAACTTAAGGACGTTGAGCGTTCTTTTGAAGATTTCCAAAAGCAAAAGATTGCTGATCTGCTGAGCCAAGAGACTGATGCTCGTAGTGAGCTAAAGGATGCTCAGCAAGAAGTTCTATCTACTACTCAGGCTCTTGCAGAAGCATACGACTCCCTACTGAAAGCTCAACTAGAATTCAACGGTGCTATTGCTGAAGCAAAAGTAAAGAGTGGACTGTTAGCTCGTGACATTGGAATGTTAACGGGTAGTATCTCTACGTTTAGTGGATCTCTATCGTCACTGAGTGGTGCGTTTGATAGTGCTCTGAATGACGCTAACATTACGCTAGAAAAGAGAATTTCGCTTGAGCGTCAACTGGCAGAAGAAACCCTGAGCTTCCTACAGCAAGCTCAAAGTGAAATCGTACAGGCTGGTCTTGGTATCTTCGGACAGACTGGTGGTGAGAACCAAGCTCTTGGTGAAGGTATCCAGGGACTACAGTTTATTGCCGATCAGCTAGGTGGTTCATTTGAAAGCTTCTTGAACTTGACTCAAGGAGAATTGTCATCCGTAAGTGAAACCCTACTTGGTCTTCCGGTAGAGTTCCGTCAGACCATTCTTGATGCCTTGTCGTTCTTGCCTAGCACTGCTGATATCGGTGGCTTCTCTGTTGAGCAATTAACTCAGGCTATTGGTCAGATTGGTGCGGGTGTTGATCCCGAAGCTGGTCTGCCGTCTATCGAAGAACTAAATGGTCAACAAGTTGAACAACTGACAAAGCTTCAGGAGCTTGCTCTCCAGGATGCTCAGTTGCAGTTTGCTCAGGTGATTGCAGCACAAGAACAGGTTGCCGCAGCGGAAGAAGCCGCTGAGGCTGCCAAGTTGCTAGAGGAACGTGCTTCTGAAAACCTGGAAGCTGTACGTGACGCCGTACTAGAAGAGAAGGCGGTCCTGGATCTTGCCAACGATGAACGTCGCGAACTGATGGCTGCTGTTGTTGCCGCAGACGACAAGAATACTTTAATGCAAATCGAGAAGGAGGCACAGTTGTTCGCTGAACAGAACGCCGCTTTCCGTGAGGTTGGAGATATCATCGTACAGGGTATTAGCTCTGCTATCGGTGGTAGGCTTGCCGTTATCGAGGCTGCTGCTGCTGTTGGTAGTGCAGCTAGAGGACATATCCCGAACTTTGCTGGTGGTAACCTAACACCTAAGGAGGCTGCTGGCCTACTACGTGCTGGTGCTCGTGAAAAGCGTGCTATGCCCGGTGGTGCTGGTCTGGCTGTTGCCAACACCAGTGAAGCCATTATCCCCATGAGCCGTGGATTCATTCCGAACTTTGCCGAAGGCAACAGTGATATCTCTGCTGGTATTTCTGCCATCAAGGGTATCAACGAAACTGTTGTTGCTGCTATCGCTCGTTCTGTAACAGCCGCTTTGACGGACCTAGGAACTGGCGGTGGTGCCACAGAAGAACTACTTGGCGAAGTTATCAGTCAGCTTAGTAGCCTGAACAGTGTCAATGAAGATATTAGTGCTAGCAATAGTACTGTTGCTTCTAACACATCAGATACCGCAGCCGGTGGAACTACAACGGCAACGGCAGCCGGTACAGAAAAGGTTGAGATCACACTACAGACTAACCAAAATAACACGGTCAGCATTACTGGTCTAGAGAGCTTGCGTTCCGAGTTGGAAGTTGCTGTTGCCGACGCAACTGCCAGTCAGGTTGACGAACAGACGACAGCGTTGTTTGAGCAGCTACAGGAAATCATTACCGCACTACAGGAACGCGGAATCTTGAGTTCCTTCGGTCAAACGAGGTAAGCCATGAACGTATTATCAGAAGTCAATAATCCGCCCTTAGCAGCAGTAGAAGTATTCTATAACGGCTGTCAGCTAACCCCGGCTCCGCTCATCGACTGGAAGGTAGAAGGTCAGTTTGATGATTCGGGAACTCGTACATCCGACCTCAATCGACTAACTCTTACTGGTACCATTCTCGTAACACCTTCTGGTAGTTATGAAGCAATGTACGAGAAGCAGGAGGAACTGCGTACAGCGTTCAGCGTAGATGAGAAGGATTTTGTGATCTTGGCTGGCCCTGCCAACAAGACGCTTGCCGAAGGCACAGTCATCTGTTCTGGTTTAAAGCCGAAGGTGACTAGCCTTAACATCCCGGCAGATACTCAGTTTCAGCGTATTGATTACACTATCGAGCTAGAAGATCAAGTAACGGTCTCTGGTGTCAGTGGTGTTACGTCTAGCCTTAGTGACCAGTGGAGCTTCTCAGAAGATCCTGATACGTGTACTGTCAATGTTACTCACCAAGTTAGTGCTGAAGGTATTGATGGTGAATCTGATAAGTTTGAACAAGCCCTGCGTGCCGTCAAGCTTCGTCTTGGTATCGATAAGCTTCCGCTTACTCTACCGTGCTTTGTAGAGCCGAATGCGTCTGGTCTGTTTGGAATACCTCATCCGTCTTTAACGGACGGTGGACCAATCTTTGAGGTATCTGTACAGCGTGAAGAGGTAGCTGACGTAGCCAATGGCTCCTATTCAGCCACAGAGATCTTTACGATTGTTAGTGGTGTACCGTTCTATTTCACGCAAAAGACAGAAGCGTTCGCAGAAGACGTTAAGGGTATTGCTACAGTAACACTAACTGGTACTGTTCAAGGGCTAGGTAGAACACTAATGGCCAGTGAGCCGGAAGGTGGACCGGGCTTTGCTCGTGCCTGCTCTGGTTTCATTAATAGTGTTCGTCCTCAGTTGAAATGGCAAGCTTCTGGTGTATATGATAAGTACAAAGAAGGAAGTGCTGGCAGTGGTTTGGCGATCTTCAATCCTACGGCATTCTCTACTACTCAGAACAAGTGTCGTGGTACTGTTGATTTCTCTATCACGTTTACCGATGATCCAACAGCTAACCTGCCAAGTGGTATTGTCAGTAGAACGTGTAACGTCAACACAGTAGAAGGCATTCAATTACAAGCAAGTCATGCTATTCCTTTTAGACGACTTGGTAATATTATTCAGGATATCAAGACAACTACAGAAGGTAGTATCTCTATTCAGTGTCAGGCACAAGCCAAGAACACTGGTAATTCAACTACTGATACCAACTTGGCTATCAGCTTTGTACAGAGTGAGATCAATAGACTCAAAGCACTGTACGCTAATCCCGCTGACTTTGTAACGCTACGTGTCTCAAACCTTAGCCAACAGTTCAGCGATAATGATCTAACAAGTAACGTAACGCTAGACTTTAATTTCACTGTTGACCTTGCGAACGTGCCTGATGTGAACTCTGATATCTCGCTGAGGACTCTATAATGGTTAACTTTCCTGATGTAGAATGGATCTTACAAGATCCCGCAACAGACCCTTCTGGTCAACGTGACCAGAAATCTGGTGCAGTAGGATTCTTGAAGCTACTTAGTACAGCCGCAGATGGCGTGCTAGATTATGGCCAATTGAACACTACTGGCTCTGGTGCCATTACGGATACCTCGCTTGCTTATGCTCGCGTGAATGACTTTGGTGACGCCAGCGGCGTGTTTAATATGCGTGTGTTTATGTCTAACACAACCGCTTGGGGTGCTGGTATATACAGATTTTTAGAGCAGAAGCAATTACACTTCATTCCAAACCTAACGCTAGATTCGTCTGCTGACAATACACCTACAGTAGTTCCGACTTCACCGAACCTATCTGGTACTATTACTGAACCGGAGTGGCCGCTAGGCAAGCCGTGGATGAGTGGTCTACTTGACAATGACGTTAGTCAGTACGTGCATCTTGCTCTTGAGGTTGGTGTCGATGTTCCGATTGGTACCTACGGTGGTGCTGGTGCTGGAACATTCAGATATCGTTTACTGTATGACTTCTCATGAGTGACATTCGACTACGCAAGGTTGGTGAGACGGAACCGGAAAAGAACACGTTGCCGCGTGGCGTCAAAGCTATGATGCTAGGTGATCGTCTCATTTTCGTGCGTAGAGTCGGTGGAAGATTCGTGCCTTTGTCAGAGACAGAACAAGAACAGCTTAAAAAGAAGCATGTATTATGAGTGGTGATTTTCCCTTTATCCGAGTATTCTCCTGGGATACAGATGAGATAGCGAGTCCGGTTGGTAATCGGACTACGCCGGGGGGAGCTTTTGCATTCAAGAACATCGTGTCTTCTGGTTGTTCTACTGCCGATGGTAATAGCCCTGCCACCACGTCTGGCGTATTGATGTTTGAGGAGACGCAGTTTGATCTTACGAATACTCCTCTGCCGTCGCACTTAGAATCTAAAGTAGCAGCAATTACATTTAATGTTGCCACCAGCGGTACAGCTATTTCAGACCTTCGCTTGTTCGTGTCTGACGACAGTGCTTTTCAAGGAAGTGCAGACGAGGGACTAGACAGAGCATTCGTACAGTTCGCTGCCAGTGGTAGCTTCTGGGCTTATAGCAGTGAGATGCCTTCGGGGGCCGTAGAGCGTCTTCCGCTTGTGGTTCCTGCTATTGCAAACGTACTACGACAAGATGGCACCGCTGGGCTTGTTGGAGAGACCGACGCAAATTCATCTGAGTTTGTGTACTTGAATTTGGTGATACCTTTGGGCACGCCGTTGGGCTCCTACGGGGTATGTGGATCTGGGCTGCTGAGGCTTGGATTAACTTTTAACTATTGGTGCAACGACTTCATTTTGGAGTTCGGAGACAATGGTTAGTGTATTATTTGTTGGGCCATCCCGGTCCATTCGACGTTCGAAAAACATGTAGGAGGTAAGCTATGGCTACTTTTAACGCTACTAGCAGCACGAACAACGCAAACCAAGTCCTTTGGGGCTGGAGTACCAAGCTCGTATGGCACACTGACCGCAAGGTTACTGGTGCTGCTCGCGGTGCGGAAGTCCAGGCTGTAGAGAATCTTGGTGTTGGTGTTGCAACGGGTGACCCGTTCACTCTGTTGACCTAATCACTAGGTTTTAACGCTTCATCTAACGGCCCGTTACCTTCATTGGTGACGGGCTGTTAGTGTATTTCTATGTGAGGCATAGCGTCCAGCTTAGCTTCCGGAGTAAGGAATGATTAAGATTTGTAGCAAATGTGGCCTTGAAAAAGGTCTAGTAGATTTTTATAGAGACAAAACCAAGAGTGACGGTCGAAGGTCGCACTGTAAGGTTTGTATCAATACCTATAATCAAACTACGTCAGTTTGTAAATATCGTCTTCGTGCCATAGAAAAATTTAAAAGGGCACCACAATACAAAACACTTGACAGAGAGTATTGTAAACGATATAGAGAATCTGATCATGGTCGTGAAGTACGCAGGCAGCAGACCAGACGTTACCGTGAGCAAAAACAGCGTCTTGATTTTCGGTTCACGCTAGAAGATGCCGCTACTGTTCATACCAGATTTAACCATCAATGCTTTAATTGTGGGTCTGTAGATCGTTTGTCGATTGACCACCATCGTCCATTATCCTACGGTTTTGGACTTTCGGTTAATAATGCCGTTCTGTTGTGTTCGTCGTGTAATTCTTCTAAAGGCAATCAAATGCCAGAAGATGTCTACAATCAAAAACAACTGGAGACGTTAAATGGTTTCGGCATCGTTTGAGCACGAAGGAAATGTTGGCACCCTAACGGTTGTAACACACTTCAACAAAACCATCGAGATTGCGTGCGAGAAACGGGACGACGAAAAGTTCCGTCTAGGCGGCACAGCGATCAACGAGGTTATTGTTTATGAAGGGCTCATGCTTCGTATGCCTGAAGACCCGCTCTCTGTTCATTTTAGAGCATTTCGTTCAGAAGAAGTTTACTTTGAGAGCATTGGTGTTCTGTCTCCAGAAGAATGGGACGTAGCCGATCTACACTGTTATGTGACTGAATATTACAGTCTTGACATGGAAGGTAAGGCTCCTGGCTGGTTTGTCAGTAAGACTCCGATTAGTGATTCTCATTATCTGTTTGTCAACATGGACATAACAGACGGTGGCGGCAACGTGGTAAAGCGGTATAGAATTTCTCCATTTACAGGAGAGCACAAAGTAATGGAGGGACTTCATGCCCAACCTAATTAATGATGGTTCCCTTGTAGGGTTCTGGCCGCTCAACGAACCGAGTGGTACTCCTTCGTGGAAGAACTTTTCTCCAGCATATGGTAATCATCCCAGTGGCGTGTCATTTGATATGCTTGTGCATACTGCTGTTCTTAATGTTTCTGACCCCGAGGCTGCGAGTGTTTGGCCTGGACAAGAAATTATTGACCAGCCTTTTTCTGGTGTACAAATTAGAGGGTTAAAACTACAGGGACGTGCAGAGCAACTAGGCAATGATGTCACTGCACCGTTTTCTAAAGTGTTGGTACTTGGTGACGGAACACGTATTCAACGTTCAGAAACTTTAGGTCCCGCTATTGCTCAAAGTGGCTTTACTGCTGGTTTCTGGGTTTATCCCATGAGCGACGGCTGGCTTAATGCACGCACAGAAGGCGGTTTTACTTTATCTAGTCACGGCTGGTTTAAGGGTTATGCTCGTGTACACGCTCTTATGGGGCAATCCAATAATGATAATGGTTGGTTTATGGGAGTATCGGGGTCTTTAGCTGCCGCCACACCAGTTAGTGATAGTGAACTTGGTGGTCCACCTCAATTACGAGCTTTTCTTTTAGCCGATAGTGCTGATACTTCTACCGTAGGTAACAATTCACCAGAACTTAGTTCTCCAATTGAGTCTGGTCGTTTTACTCATTTGACGATGATCTATCGTTATATTGATGGAACTTCTAATGAAATTGAACTATATAAAGATGGTCGTTTAGAAGCTACTGGTACAACGGCACAGGATATTGTTTTTGATTCTACCAATACTAGTGGTCCCGACTCTGTTCCTTTAACCATTGGTGGTACAACAAACCATACCATTTCGACTGATGGATATGAATCTACAAGTGGCTGGGGTCATTTGGTGTCTGGTGCATATTGTTTCCGTCGTGCTTTGACATCAAGTGAAATTCTTGACATGCATCAACGTGGTGGTCTTCAGCCAGATTTTAGTATACGAGATAATGTAACGGCTGTAGACATCACCGATAATCATTTATTAGCATATATTGAAAACAAAGGACCAGGCTGGGTAGACGCTAGTAAAAACCACAATAGTTTTCATTCGGAAAAAGATCCTGGTGATAGGTCTACGGGATTTACATGGGATCCTGGTCCATTTAATGTAAATCGTGTACATCAAAACGCGGGTATTTCTCCATCAGATTTTGTTGCAGTTCCTAGTGGTGCTACTTTTGATGCAGTAACAGCAAATGGTGGATTTACTATTTGTGGATTTTTTCAACCACGAGCCATTGCCAATGATCGTGACGGCAACATGATGATCAGTATGGGGTCTGTTTCTACTGCGACTGCTGGGGCTACAACACCAGCGACAGTTACAGGAAATACACTTGGTATGTCACTGTCCTACTTTAGACAAACTCCTTTTGGCGATAGAGTTACATTAGAAGTTTTTCCAGTAGGTGATGGTACGGATAGTAATGTTGCATTGCGTTCCTCAGGAGAACAGCTTTTACGTACGGTAAATGTACACTATGGTATTGTTTATGATGCAGCCACACAAGGAATTGCATTATATGTAGATGGTTATGAAGCTGCAAGTGGTACACTTGCACATAATTTGAGTAGCCACTTGACTAAACTTGCTGGTAGTGGTTTTCCTATAATGTTTACTAATGGAATTAGTAATCAAGTTGGCGATAGTTCTACAAAGGGCGTTCTTGGTAATGGCGGCATAGACATGACTTCTGGCCCATATGCAGTATTGTCACGTCCTTTACTTGCTGATGAAATGCGATTCATGGCACAGAGCGGCATTGACACCTCTAGACTTTGGAGGACACGATATGACCCTAGGTTAATGGGATATTGGCCATGTGATACGTTTGATCTTGGTGATATTTTTGTTGATGATGTAGCTCGTGCTATGTCACCTGTGACCGGACCATTAACTCGTGGACATTCAAATACTAAATGGGAACGTGTATACAACCTAAATAATATCCGACCTGATCCAGAAGTATTTCGCGACGATGGAACTGCATTTGTTGATTTGTTTACTGGCGAAACACGCACCCCTAATGCCCTTCAGCAAACATTTGGTAATCTTGGTATTACCTCTGGTACCTTCATGCCTCATGGTGGATCACAATTTGCTGGTGGTATAGCCGACAATAAAGATTCTCGTAATACGCCATTCAGTTCTAATCCACGTTGGCAGCCCGCTACAGAAGAAAGAGACTTAGGACCACAAAATCTTAATGAGTACTTAATTTCTTTTGAGGTTACTCCCAGTGGAGATATTCCGTTTCGTGATGCCACTGGTCATGCTTTAAACAGTCAACAACGTTGGTTTAACTCTACATTACATGCTCATGGTAACCTGGGAGTTAACACTACCGATGGTGAAGTAACATCATTTTTAACAATGCAAAATAGCGTTTCACCCGATCCACTTGGTTTTGATGAGGGTCTCGGTGGTTCTGGCGTTACGGTTTGTTTTGTTGGTCGTGATGGTTCTTCAACCACCAATATTACTCCTATTATATCTGGCACATTATCGCTTGGTGTACCTAGTAAAGTTTTACTACACGCTAAATTTGAAGAACCGTATCGCGTAAACGGTTTTACTGCTGGCAATTCACCCATGACTATTTCTTTATGGATTAATGGTCAAAAAGTAAATAGTCGTACAGACGAGTGTAACAATTGGCGATTATGGTCTGATCAGTTTCCTGGTGGGGGTACTTCTGACTGGCTGCTTCAGTTTGGTGGCTATGCAGGCACGGATTCAATAATTACACACGTTTCTGCCGATAGTGGACTTGGTGAAATTTATATGCGTGAAATATTTATCATGCGTGGAATCTTTGAAAAAGGAGAAGTAGAGGCTCTTGCTGTAAGCGGTGTTCAAAGCCCAACGATCACTGGATATTCTGCACAATTACCAACTACGCAAGTTTCTATTGCAGATAGTGCATTGGAAGGTTATTGGAGGTTTAATGGTTTCGACGGCAACATAGGGGAAGTGTCTAACTCTCCTGGTGGTTCTGGTACCACAGATCTTAGTCTTAAAGGAAATCATCTTGACGCTATCGCCCAACGTTTTTATGAACAAGGCACAAGTGTTGACCTTGCTGAGACTCAGCGTGCGTTAGCGGGGCCATACAGGAATTCTGATCTTGGCGTACAGTGTAGCGGTTTTCATAATGCTAGTATTGCTCCCGCTAATAGTTCTCCAAACATGTTGCCGCCATTTGCGGTTTCTGGTGCTGTATTTGATACTCCTGCTGATGGTTTTTCTGTTGGCTTTTTAATGGCTAAACGAGAAGGCGTTGCTTCCAACACTTTTGATTGCTTACTGTCTTATGGCGTATTTACTGCTTCACCACCCAATGGTCTGATAGGAGACACTTCGGTTGATCCTAATCGTGGTTGGGCTATTGGTATGGATGATCTTGAAAACATGAAGATGATCATCTCTACTGGTGGTAACATGTATATCGATTCAAACTCGAATGCCGCAAACTCTGGTCAAGTTGTTTGTGGTACAACTTCTTCTGTTAATCCTTTAACTGCTGAACGTAGTTTTAATTCATGGAAACAAGGTAGTTTTCGTACTCCCGTTATAGACTATTGGGATCATTATTGTTGGACTTATAACCCTTCAACTACTGACGGTAGCGGCGTACGTTGTTACCTCAATGGTAATTTAGTAGACGAACGATTTATTGATTCATATTTCAGTGACAGTAATGGCGTGCCCACCGATCCAAAACAGAATCCTTGGACTGGTAATCCTATTGCACCACAGACTCCGGTTGAGCCTACGACACGGATGATAACCTTCCGTTCTCATCAAGCCGCTGGACAAACACCTGCCGCATGGGATTTTCGTCAAAACAATGTTCTCGATGTTGATTCTGTAATGACAGATGTGTTCTATTTTTCGCGTGCCTTAAGTGAATTAGAAGTACGTTACGTTGCACAAAACGGTATTGATAGTGCTACTGGTACAGTAACCAGTGGTATTGTTGGTGGCTTCATGCATGGTCAGGATACTGGATCCGGAATCATCGGCGGCTTTGCACACGGTCAAGACACTGGCTCTGGCCTCTTTGGTGGTTTCATGCCTGGTGGCCTTGAAGGTAGTGGACTCTTTGGTGGATTCGTTTCTGGCGTTGTCTTTAGCGACGGAACCATTGGTGGCTGGATTCACGGTCTAGACGACGTATCTGGCATCATGGGTGGTTACATGCTTGGTGTCGATGTTGGCTCTGGCTCTATTGCTGGCTATATTCGTGGTCAAGAGGTTGGCTCTGGTCACTTCGGCGGTATGATCTTTGCCTCTGAATTGTCAAGCGGCGTGCTTGGTGGCTTTATGAACGCTTCCGATCTTGGAAGCGGCATCATTGGCGGCTTCATGCTCGGTGGATTACAAAGCAACTTTGAGTTTGACGCTGGATTCACCGTTGACGTACTAGCGGCAAAGGACTTTGATGCACAGCTTGAAATCGCAAAAACAGTTGGTTCAGACTTTGATGCTAAGGTTGTCATTTTCCAGGACGAGGTTCCGCCGTTAGTAGACATCATTGTGCCGGATGCATCGGTTAGTGGATTAGCACCGCCGTTCAACCAGTACTTCGTAGCTAAAGCTTCTGGCCAACAGGGTAAGTCGATTACTTCTACTAAGTGGACGTTCGGAGACTTCACGCCCGCAGAGACCGTTGCCGAAAGTGGTGCGGGATGTTACCCGGTACAACACAGATACGCATCCAGTGGATTCTTTATTGCAAAGTTTGAGGCTATCGATTCTGATGGTCTACATGCTTCCGCTACAAGAATCATCAGTGCGGCATCTGGTATTGATCCAGTACTAATCAGTCTGTCGGGTACTCCGCGTTCTGGTGACGCTGGCCTGATCGTTGACTTCGATACGGATATCAATATTCTGCCGCCTGGAGTAAGTATCTCAACTCAGCTACTTCACTTCGATGATGGGCAGACAACGATTGCATTTAGCCCGACACACAACTATACGCAACCAGGAACGTACAAGCCAGTCTGGTGTGTACGCGATTCGCGTGGTGTGATCTGGTGTGATTCACTCGAAAGTGGTTCAGATTTTTTAAATAGTCAGAAATGAGAAAGTATACACTTAATCAGGATTTTTTCGAACATCCAAACGTATTGAACTCCTATTGGGCGGGGTTTATTGCGGCAGATGGATGTGTGTATCGAGACGAATTGATTGTTGCATTGAATAATCAGGACAAGAATCATCTGCAACAATTGGCTGATGATATGGAATCTAATAGACCATTACGACAAGCTAGAATAGACCTGACAGAGTTGCGTGCTTATAGTAAAAAACTGTTATCAGATCTTAATCGAAACTTTTTTATTGGTCCTCGTAAGACGCATATACTTATGCCACCTACTCATTTGATTGGAGACAATATGTTATCTTATATTGTAGGCTATATTGATGGCGATGGATCAATCTACAAAGAAGATGACAAATATTTAGCGTTGCAAGTGACTGGTAATGAGTCTATGTTATCATGGATTAAAGATGTTTTTGATGAACTAGACAGTAATACCTTTAAAGGTAAATCATTAGCTAAGCTATATTACTATAAGAATAAAAGGTCATGTAACTATAGAGTCAAGGGCCGACGTGCTGTTAATGTTGCACGACATCTGATGGGACTAGACATTCCATACTTGTTAAGAAAATGGAGTAAGGTATGAATATTCTTGTTTCAGACGGCATTGTTGTTAGTGGGGTAGGTGTACCCCTTAACGGCATCGAATGGCCTTCCGGTCAGTTTGCCAGTAACGAACCGGGATCGCAACTATGTGCGTTCCTATCGTCGGTGAATGCTTCATTTGGTTTCAACTTAACGCCGCATTCGTTCCAGACGGAATGGGTGCCATGTGGCGACCCGTGTGCATTCCATGGAGCCTCTGGCCAACTTCCAGATATTGGGCACTCTCTAGAACTCTTTGTAGGTGATTTCTTTTTTCGAGGAAAGGTTACTCACTCTGACTATACTACTAGTCCTGGTGGTACTATTGTCAGTGTTACGGTCGAAGACAATAGACACGAACTGAGACGAGTTAAGATTCATACGGAAGACTTAGGAGAAGATGCACCTAGTGGTGTTGTATCTGTCGCTAGAGGATATCGAGTAGTTAATGGTCTAACTGATGTCGGTGGTGATCCTAATGATCCTAACATTAAAGAGTATCGTCGCATCTTGCAGTTTGGTGCTACGTATAGTCAGGTGTTAGCGGCCATTGATTTACATTTTAATGAAGGTAAATGCTCTGTTTCTGTGTCTGATCTACCTACGGTGGAGCAGCTCGAAAAGAACATTGGCGGTACCATTGAGGCACTTCGTTTCCAATTCAATTTATCGCAATTGGACGAAGTACTATCTCGTATTCTTCTAGATACCGGCTACGATTGGTACTGGAGTATGGATGCTCAACGCATCAACCTGATCAATAAGAAAACAACGTTTGATATCAGTGAGTCAGACATACTTGATCTGGTATCCGAGTTTGGTAGTACTAGTGGATTGAACGAAACAAAGCAGCTTGGTTTTGGTCAGGATGTTGTACCTGATCCTACACGTTTCCGTGTTTTGGGTGGTCACCAAGAAGGCTTCATTAACTCGCACTTGTTAAGTCCTATTGATGGACTAGACACTCTGGCATTAGATGACATAACTGACACAAATAGTACACAGAGTGGCGTTGTGTTCCAGCCCGCGTGGAACAAGCTGACGGTTGGCTTCTATGATGCCGATGGTTTCTATCGTACGTACATTCCTCAAGAAAAAGAGTTGCAGCTTGCGTTAGCGGGTATCGAGCAATGGACATACTATAAGATTTATCAAGCCACAAGTCCACTTAGCGATCCTGCTGGCTATGGTCTTCCTGTTGACGCTGGATCTATTGCTGCTCAGCACCTAACGTTTCAGAGTCGTTTTGATCCGGTAATGCCGTTGGCTGGTTTGGCAACTGGTGCCGCTGAGTCTGGTATTCGTGTTATCAATAACCGTAGAGACGAAGAACAAAACTGGGTATTGTCTTTTTATGCAAGATTACGCGATCATGCTTCTAGACACTATGGTCGTTCGTATATTCTTGAAGGACTATTGTTTGATGATACCGAGGGACTATATAATCTTGTTGGTGCCGCATGGGCTAACGTAGAAAATCAAGTAGAAGGGTTCTCTTTGTCTCCTTCTGGCACAACGGGAGCTAGTGGTGTTTTCGTTGAAGATTACGAAATCAATAGAGACCTAGGTCCAGTCAGTCCGTTTATTACTGATGACTTTCGTGTTAGTGCTCACTGTCGTTTGCCATCCGATACGGTCTATGGACCACAGGGCGATAGTAACCCTGCTGGTTTTGGCAACTGGACAGAAGACGCACCTCCGTTTAACCCTACCGGAGATGGTAGCCACTATATTCCTGTAGAGTTGACTATCGTGGGTAACCGCGTTATCAATCCTCGCAGCGACGAACTATACTCTTTTGAAGACTATCCTGAAGGAACCATTTGGTGTCAATTACCCATCAACGCTGGAGCCTCTGGCGGTCTGTCGATTGACAACACAATTTCTTCACTGGCCACACTAGTAACTACTAACGCAAAGCTAGACGCTGAGACAACACTAGACATCATCAACCCTGCGGTTGTTCTTAATGTTTACAGTGCTCTATCCGGCGTAGCTATTCCTGTGCAGGCTCGTAATCGTTATGGACAGTCTTACCCGAGTCAGTGGGTACTAGGCGACCTTCATTACGAGCGTGACGAAGATGTACAATTAGACGATCAGTTTGTGCCTTGGGCATTTTCTCCTGTGGGCGATGAAACATCTTTACAGGTTATGTCTAGTCGTGCAGTTCGCAGAGCTGAGGGCAAGATTGTCCCCAAGAGTTCTTCACGCTATGCTGACTTCAATCAGGTTGGATTACCGCTCCTGTCATTTGATGCTTTTGCTGAACAAGGGATCGGTCCTTCTGGATCATATGGTGAAATTAGTCACGGCGTAAGTGAGACGAACATTTCGTTTGGAACCGAAGGGTTCCTAACCAGATACAAAATTCAGTCGTACTTCCCGAAATTTGGCCGCGAAGCCCCATTGGGAGAACGTGTACGTGCCGTTCTGAATGGCGTCCTGAATCCTATTGACTTCAGTAGTCTAGCACTACTCGATCCTACTCCTGGACCTCCGACGAATCCAATTCTTCCGGGTGATCCATTTGTTCCGCCACTATTCTTTGATCGCGAAGAACGTGCGGTTCGCGTGACGATTACGGAAGTGAACAATATATTTACTCTTTCTAGCACTGCTGGTGACGAAGTAGATGAACGCTATAGAGGGATTGATCAAAACCTATATACGAAACCATCTACCGCTGGTAGTAGTATTGACTTTCAGGAAGGTGCTATTTGTATTGATGGTTTCCTAAACATTAATGATGAGGCAATGTATCATACGGATGAGTTCGAACTATCTGGAGGCAACACTATCCTAAGATACTTTACTCAAGGTCGTCCGTTTGGCAATGGTACTATTGTTGAAGTTGAACGCTCTAATGTTGATGAGCCTACTAAATATGATGTGACAATTGTTGATCCAACGGCATCGGCTTTAGGTACGGATCGTGCCGTGTTTGCTGTTGAAGTTTTGAATGGTTCTGTATCTCTTGGTGACAAGACAACACTTGCTGTTCAAGGTGATGCTCCCGTGTCGCCTGGAGCCAGCGATGGTACGATCTTCATTAACGGTACAGTGACCGATGCTGCTGGCGTAACGCCTGTTCAAATTATTGGTGTGGCACGTCCTGGTGAGTCTACTGCTAGAGCAAATGTCCGACCACTAGATTTCAATGGACAGGTTGTGTCTTCGGGGACACTTACAGGAAACGTAGTGCCTATTCCGTTCCCAGAGCTAGCCGCTTCTGGCGATAAAGGGTACTTAGTGACGCTTAGTGTAGCTAGTGGTAGCTTTGGTGCTACTGCAACAGTCAATTATATTGAAATCGTAAAGCCTGGATTCATTCAGAAATTGGTACTCTAATGGTTATTGGTTCTGGACAAATTCCTTATGCGTATGAGAATGGGCAACCATTCCGACAACCAGCAGAAGGTATTCAAATTTCTTACTCTGGTGTGACGATTGAGGATGCTCAATTTGCTCATACTGCTGAACACAGACAGTTATTTGATTCTACCTTCTTGCCTGATTGGTACGCTTATCGTTCATTTGATTTGTCGCCACCATCTGGCACGTATGAACCACAGCCGGGTGGTGCTACGTTGGCCAACCCTTTTATGGTGGGTAGTGCTACAGATGTAGGCTATATTCTTGATCTAAGAAAGAGTCTAAACTTTTTGTTTCACAGTTATTCTGTAGATTCAAACTATACGTCTACACAACATAGGACAGATTGGTTTAGTCAGATATACCCTGAAAGTCCGAGCGGTCAAGCAGACCCAGGAATTTATCTCCATCGTGCTCCTTCACATGAAGGATTCATTGTTGGAGAAGACGCCGACGTGATAGCCACTTCAGGATATTTGTTTGACATTGATTATGCAGAAGTGATGTGGAATCCATATCCATTTTTAGCTCAACCAAAACGTACAAACGCTCACGGTAATCATAGCAACGGCACAGTGAATGATTTTCAGGTGCCCATCATGCCGATGTTCCCTAACTTCATGAGAACAGATGCAGGTCTTGTTACTCACACAGGAAGGGAACCCAGTTCATTAGCTGGTAATGATTTGTATAGAACGGATCATGTCGCTTCTGGGTTTGTTCGTATTGATGGTTATGCACTAGGGGATTTTACTGACGTATTCTTAGGACAAATGAGTGATGGTGGTATCAAGTATACCAATGCTCCAGGATCCGGTACAAGTCCTGGTGGTGACTTTGGTTATGGTACAGCAGCACCACGTACCGTTGGGTCTTCTGGTGTTGATGTTGATTTTGCTCGTATCTTTGTCACGCCTTCTGGCACTTTTGCATCTGGCGTGTACGCTGTAGCAGTACGTAATCGCAGAGAACATGTACGCACTGCTGTTGAATCTGGTATAATTAGTCGTTGGCCAAATAACGACGAGGCGTTTCCATTAGATCAGATACGTACTCCCGTTGATGTACCGCCCATTGCTTCTGGTGGTATGTTTTTTGGTGGATCAGAAGGATTTGAAGTATTCAATGATGCTCTCTGGATTTTAGATTTTGGGAATATAACTAGTCTTGTAAACGCACAAACTTCTCCTCCATCTGGACTATGTGTAATATCGCCACATACTGGTAAGTATGCGTGGGTACGTTATGCTGATTTAGAAAAAAGTACTGGTGGTGGTGGTGGCAATCCCGGTAGAGGCTGGCAGTGGCACACGGGACTCACTCGTGTACCAAGTGGCGTTGCTGGTACTGCTGAAATTATCAGACTACACAATAGATCGCCAGAAAATTCTCTTCATACAGCAGATATGCAGTTTCAGATTTATGATGAACATCTGAACTTCATACGAGAAGAAGTTATTACGGTACCGACAGCTAACCTAAATTTCCCTAGTAGCCCTGCTGGCAGTAGAGGAGACGTATTTTTTCCTGAGATAACATACGTGGACGACGGTGTTGATAAAAAAATATATGTACAAGGCAGTCCACAGTTTGGTAATGTTGTTTATGAGTCTTTCATTTGGAGATTCACATACGACCACACCGGCATTTCTTTGGACCCAATCTTTTGGTACTATGACAGAACTCTCGGCGTGGGAGTTACCTCTGTTGACCCAGATGATCTTACAGAAATCAATGGGACCTTGTATGGATTTCGTAAGGGGCTAGGTGCAGGTACTAGTGGTCAAATTGACACCATATCACTAGCGGCCAGTTGTGCTAGCCAGCCATGTCTAGCGTCGTACTCTGCTGGATCTAGTTATAGTACAGAAAAGCCAATTCGTGATTTGCCGCCTGATCCACATGGTCTTGGTTACTATCAAAAAGCCAAACTGATAGACCTCAAAGAAGTGCCCGCTACTGCTGAACATGTCACTCCCGGTCTTTATGCGTTAATGATTGCTGCGGATCCCAAGTCTCTTGGATTTACCAACTGGCATCACAAACGTCTATACTTGTTTCGTATTGAAGAACGTTCTGATTTTTTCGAGATTGTTCACTACACGGACCTTGGTCCTCTACAACGGGGATCCCAGACGAACCCGGCGTTTAAGATCGTCTACACTCCAATCAATTAGTGTATTTTATAGCAAGCATTGGTACATGCCATAGCTCAAGTCTTGAAGTTGTGTTCCGTGTTAAAGGATAATTGCTTCTAGAAAAGGAATAAGAACAATGGTATCAGGAATTAGATTTTTCGGTGGATCCGGAACAATGGGTCAGTTGACCACGGGGCGTCTCACGCCAGCGGCATACTACGCTTCGGCGGATACGTTGCCGGTTGATCGTGCTCGTCCCAACTTGGAGATTTTCCAAATGGAAGCGGGGGCAGATGGTAGCCCTAACCGCTTGGGCTTCTTCGGTGCTAACGGTGCTCCAAACAGTGCTGTTATTGTTGGACAATATCAGGATTCGACATTTAGGACTGATGCTCTAGGTGCTGACCTTGGGCGAATGATCAATGCAAAATTCACTGGTGCTAGCCTGGTAGAACACTCAGGAGTTGCATACACGGCTGGAACATTTGTAGATATTCCGTCTGAGTCTGGTACTCTCCTGTGTCGCTTCGCGGAGCCCAATGGAACGGCAGTCATCACACAAACGGCAACGTTCCGTGCTGTAAACTTTACTGCTGCGTCTGGCGTACCGGATATCTCTGATCTGGCCACTGGAATCACGATCCAAGCTGCTCAGTTAGCAGATACCGATGGTTATGCTGGTGCTACTGCATGGTCTGAGATTTCTAGCGGTGGTGCCGTATTGAGTCTTCAAGATCAGAGTGCCCAAGCAAACGTACACGATTTCCACCTGATGCTGAGTGGTACACCCACCTCTGCTGGTCGAAAGACCGACTTCGGATACTTTATCCAGCTTGAATTCCTGTAAGAGTTATTTAGTTCATAAGAGAGCCTACAAGTTGTAACTTGTGGGTTCTTTTTTCTTTCCACTCGTACGCTTTCGCGTATAATGTGTGTACCATTCGTGGTGCTGGATAGTCCACCCACGACTTTGGAAGAATATGACATTAGCATTTAGCTCAAAACACCCTCACGTCCCCAATCCCAAGAGTGATCCGAACGCAAGTCGTTGGATAGCCTCTCTGTCAGACGGAACCACCGTCTTTGAAGACCTCACGCCCGGTGCTATATCTGCGTGGATGCGTCTTAGGGATTACATCGAGGTCCACAAGCTCAAGGTCACGAACCTGAGACTTGAGGCGTATGGCCGCAATGTTGTACTGGTTCCGTATAAAGACGGAGAAGGGAACGCTCAGGTTAATGGCTACTGGCACAGTAAGCAGATCAATGCCCTACTACACACGAGCGGCGTAACCGAAACAGAGTGTCGTGGTATTGGTATTTTGAAGGGAAAAGAAATCTGGATCACCTGGGTACAAGAACAGGGGACAACCAGACAAGAAGTTAGAGAATACAAGTCTGGCGACAAAGCGGTCATTGTCAATGATCCCTCGGTATGAAGTACCCTTCTCTTACTACTCCGGACGTTGAGCACGACGGGGCCAACCTACTCGCAGAATTCATTTGGTTGAATCGCGACATTCGTGCTGACATTTACCCGTGGCGAGGTCATAATGGTAAGGAGTGGGGACGGCTAGTTGCTGCTTTGAAAAAACTAATGGGGGATTCCTATGGTTTATCAGCAGGACAACTGGCCTTTTACATTTGGAAATGTAAGCCGCACCACATCAGCCCACAGCAGTTCGCCAAGATGGCAGTTGTTGCCCGTCAGCTTTTCGAGTCATACGACTTGGAGCAAGTATCACGATTCTACACAGACTGGCAAAAGGAACTCGCCTCGTCCGGTCTTGAAAAAGTTAAGTACAAAGAAGCAAAACCGAAAACACTGTTTTCATTTTTGAGAGAACTAGAGAATGGCAAAGCGTAAGAAACCTGGACTGAACATTGATATCGAGGAGCAGACGACTCCCACCTTTGGCTTTTTCAAGCAGGAGGTAGAACAAGATGGCGTACAAGCCATGTCGGCAGAGGAGGTTGGTGATCCCAATCCTAATCGTAGTGGGTCATATAACTTAGACTACGATTTAGCTGTGCCATTTCCTGAGGGGCGTATCACCGAGATCTTCGGTGCAGAGGGAACCTGCAAGACAACGTTGTCACTAGAGGTAGCTGGTCGTGCTATCCAGGCTGGCAAGACTGTACTATATGTCAACATGGAGAGAAACCTGAACCTATCTCTTATGCGGACGGTTCGAACGCTTCGTCCCTATCTTGATATTGCCGTTGAGCACGCAACAGCCCTGGCCGCTGGCAAGAAGTCTCCGCATCCCGAATGTCCCCTATGGATCGTCAATGCTTCCAATGGTGAGCAGGCTTTTGAAGCAATGCGTAAGTTTGCCGGTATGGTTCCTAACGGAGTGGCCATCCTAGACTCTATCGACGCCGCTCAACCGCAGTCAGTGATGGCTGGAGAGATCGGTGACTCTACCGTGGGCAAGCTGGCCAAGCTCATGTCTGATGCCATGCGTAAGCTCATCGGTGTGTCTGAGCAAAACAAGGTCGCCCTCGTGTTCGTCAATCAGATCCGCGATAAGATCACCATGTATGGTGACCCTACGGATACCCCTGGCGGCTATGCTCTTAAGTTCTATGCTTCGCAGCGTATCCGACTCTTCACGCCCCGCAAGACCGATTGGATCCTGGACTCTGACAAGGAGCGTATCGGCAGCCTAATCAGATACAAGGTAATCAAAAACAAGGTAGCCCCCGATGGTAACGAAGGTGTGTTCCCTATCCTTTTCAAGAACGGTATTTTCCGCGAGCAGGAACTTGTGACTCAGGCGTGCAACTTTGGTGTCCTGCGTATGGGTGGCAAAGGTGGCAAGCAAGTCTTCCTGCCTAAGATCGACCGTGACACTGGTGAGTACATTATGGATGGCGAGGAAATCGCCTCCACTTGTATGAGTCAGTTCAATGCTGCTCGCAGACTCTTGATGGACAGTGTACTATTCAACAAGCTGGACGCAGAAGTACAAAGCTTATTCATTCCTGGTGGACATGATCCCATTGAAGATCTAGTAGATGAAATTCAAGACGCTTAATGGCCGCGAGATTCGTATGGAGATTCTACCCGAAAGGTATCCCGTACGGACACGCGAACAGTGCAAGTCGGCTGGGCAGTACATGCTCGGTCGCTTGCTACGTAGCATCTATGGTTTTCACGCATTGATTTTGGAAGAGTTTCCTCTACCGGAAGAACGACTTTACTTAGATTTTTTCATGCCGCATAACAAACTGGGCTTTGAGTATCAAGGCATACAACACGATAAGTTTGTTAAGCTATTCCACAGTGACAAGAAAGGGTTTGAAAAATCTAAGGCACGAGACGCCAGAAAGAGACTCTGGTGCGAGACAAACGAAATTACATTAATCGAAGTACGTGGTAACGTGTCTGTCGAAGAACTACAAAAACTAATCGAAGAAGCACGAAATGAGTAACGTTGCAGCAGAGAAGATATTCCTAGCAGGAGTTGTACAGCATCCAGACAAGCTGTTTGAGTTTGTTGAATATCTTGGAGAGGAAGACTTTCAACATACGGCTACCCGTATGACCTTTGAGGCACTACGGTCTCTGGTTATTGATAAAGAAGCTCAGAAGGTCACGAAGGCCAAGCTTGTGGCGGAAGCTAAAGCATTGGGTCATCATAACTACTTGTCTGCCACGAGGAACGGTGAGTGGATTGATGAACTGATTGCCGAAGAAGTGAGCATTGGTGAGGTTGACAATCATTTTCTTGAGGTCAAGAGACAGGCACTCAAGGACCAATATACTCAAGCCTTTGTTGAGCAAAGAGACTATCTATCAGCGACCAACGATTCGTTGTCAGTGATGATTGGTAAGGTTGAAAACGCCATCATCAGTAAGGTCAATATTATCGACAAGGGCGAACACGCCATTGAAGATATTCGTGAAGGGTTTGAAGAGTTCATTAATACTCTTGCTGATGACCCTGGACATATGGGGCTTGATCTAGGTTATCCTTTGTGGCAAGAGTGTATCGGTCAACTGAGAAATGGCTCTATGACATTCTTGGTTGGTACTACTGGCAGTGGTAAGTCTCAGTTTGGTATGCGTGCCGCTGTCACCGCTGCACGCAAGGGGCTACCAGTTCTTTATCTTGATAGCGAGCTAAGCAAGCAAGACCAGTGGGTGCGTATTGCAGCCATGGTTGCTAGGGTTCCGTCAGAGTATATTGAAACTGGTTTCTGGCGTATGTCAGAAAAAGAACTAATTGATAACAACGTCACAGATCCGAAGATTCGTGATGAGATCATGGCTCATGGTCGCAAGCTTAAAGAGCCGCGTCTTTGGGAAGCAGTGAAGAAGATGCCTATTTTCTATCAGTCGATTAGTGGTCTCAGCGTTCCTGACGTGCTACCGCATATCAGAAGGTGGCTACTGACCCACGTTAAGCCCGACCGTGATACTCGTGTACCGCAGTGCTTGATTGTGTATGACTATATCAAGCTGGCTATGACCAACGAGATTAGTCGTGGTGTCCTGCAAGAATGGCAACAGAATGGTTTACACATTGCGGCGTTGCATGACTTTATCAACAAGTACAATGTGCCGCTTATTGGGTTTGGCCAAACTAACAACGAATTGATCTCTGGAATCAAGGCTGTCGCTGGTGGTAAACGCATCAGTG